CTTCTAGCTCCTCGTCTGAGATTACATCCATTTTTAAAACTCCCTCTCCCTCTTCACCCAACATATCTTCAGATAAATCAAATTTAAGAAAAAGAAATTCTGTTCTAATCTCTTTACATTCAGGGTAAAGTTTTTTAACGGCTAAACAGTACATTAAATTTTGTAAGTTATCTGTTATTTCAGCCCCTGTATATATTTTTTTACTAGTTTTAAAATCTCTAACCACAGCTCTTTTACCTTTGTCGTATAAAAATAGCTTGTCTATGAATCCATATATGTAATAATTCTTTCCTTTTTCATTTATCTCTAGCTCAAAAGTTTGTTCGGAAAAAGATTTAAATGATTCTTCTTTATCGTTGCCGTAAAAATCATATTTTAACCCATTAACAATAAACTCGTCAATCATATCCAACTCATCTTCAGAATCTACTGGAGGATCTTGTTGAGACGCTTGTATTTTAACTAGTTTAGATACAGCCTCAGAACCAGATATAGAACCTTTTTCCAAAATGCTATCGTAATGTTTTTTATGTCTACTCTTACCTAAGTATTCAAATACGTTATGGCAAACACTACCTCTTGACGCTCCTGTATTAGAACTGTCTGGAACTTTGTTGACATATTTAGACCAGTAAACCCAAGAACATTTTTTAGCGGTGCCAACTCTACTAGCGGAAAGTCTAACTTTATCTGTCATAACAAGGAAGTTTTTTGATATTCTGAAATAAATTTTTTGATATCTTTTTTTTGGAGTAAAGTTCTCTAGAAAATTTTAAAACAGAAGCGCAAAGTGATTCATGATTTGATATATTTTTATCTTTTTTAATTTTCCATATTTCAAGATCTTCTTTATTCATGTCTCCAAAGTCATTCTTTATTGGCAAACATATAGAAACTTTATCATCATTAAAATAATTCATTAACTTTAGAAAACTTTTTACACAAGAAACTTTTCCTGAATTAAAATCTTTATTAAAATCATTATTAAACGCAAGTATAATATGATCGACATCTAGACCCATTAAAGTAGAAATTAAAGACGGAGAAACATCTAAGCCAAAAGTTACCAGAACGTTCTTAACGTTGTTCTCAAATAGAAAAAGCATATCCCCAATACTTTCGACTAATATAACCTCTCTTGAAGAGTTGATTGCAGACAAGGTTGGACTAACGCCCTCTTGGTCTAAGCAGTATAAAGGATAAGACCAAGTAGTTTTTTTTCCCATGTGTTTCCACTTAGGTCTTTTTTCAGAATCCATCATATCGCGCCCAGCTAAACCATGAATTTTTTGAAATTTATTAAAAATAGGAAAAACATATCTTTGATACATTGAACCTTCAGTACTCATCCCTGATTTTAAAAACTTTAAAGTTTCATTGCTAACACCTTTCTTATTATAAAAAGAATAATGAGGAAGAAGATCTTCTACTTCGTTAAGGGAAAATGTTTTTTCAACAGAAATTTTAGATTCTGGTTCTTCTGCTGGTTTAGAGGATTGAAAATCTTTTGAAAGAATATCTTTAAAATTTTTTAAATTATCTTTTCCAACAGTTTTTTCTATTAAAGCTGGGAAGGGTAAAAAACCCTCGCCAACAACATAATCTTTCCAGACTCCAGAGTCTTTATATATTTGAAGAGCAGTAGGATTGTCTCCATTCCTGTAAACGGCAGAGCATTGCCAATATTCACCCCTATCACTTAGATTGTACCCTAAAGAAATCAAGGTGTCTTTTATGTCTAAATTATTCATAAATCAGGAACGTCATCTGGATTATTATTTATTTCAAGATTGTTTATATCATCCATATGAGAAACTAGATCGACGAGATCACCCCTGTCTATGATTTTAAAATTATCAAACTCAAAATTAATGTAGTTTTTCTTTTGTGTTCCATCTGGGAGCTCTACTAAATTTTCAGCTCTTGCATAATCAGCTCCAAAACTTCTGCCTTTTTCTATTTTCATAAGATGTCTACCGCAAAACATTGGATCCCATTGTAACTCATCGATGGTTTTATGCCTTAGAATTAAAAGATGTGTACAATAAAATTTTATCCTATGACTTCCAGCAATAACAGATTCATCATCCACGACAGCATCAGAATTTCTATTCCCTACTGTGCCTTGACGATTCATTTGAACACCTGTCATTAAAGATACTTGAGGTCTACCATCAAATCTTAAATCTCTTTGAATTAGTTTTTTAAGTTTATCTAACATTTCACCAATGATTTGATGCTCTGGTTTAAACTTGTTACCGCTTTCAAAACTAGATTTTATATAATCAAAATTAATTATTAATTTATTTCCTCTACCTATTTTTGAAAAATAGTATCTTTTTATATATGAAATTATATCATCTATATCTTTACCACCAACATTATAATAATCGTAAGTTATCTCTCCTGTACTAAGTTTTTTAAGAGCGGCTTCAACTCTGTCTTTACATTTAGAATCGTCTGCCCACTCACCGCTCTCTATTAAATGTAACGGAACCCCTGTATAGGAAGCTACCATTCTAAAAACTATCTCTTCTTCACTCATTTCTCCATTGTCTAGATGTAGAACAGGTATGTTTTCTTTTCCAGCTACATACATGCAATAGTGGGTTGTCCATTGAGTTTTACCTACACCAGAACCAGCGCAAACAATTGCAATTTGACCACCCTTAGTAAGTGAACCACAAAGATTGTTTAAAGACTCATGTGGACCCATTGGCCCAAGGTTTTTAAAAATAGATCTATCATTAGCCCTTTCCATAACTAATGAAGGCATAATTTGAAAAAGGTTCACAGCATTGCCAGAATCATTTTCATAAATTTCTATCTTTTCATTATAGATTTTATCCATTGAATCTATAATTTCTTGGTAGGAAGCTGTAGAGTCTAGGCTTTTCGCTTTTTCTGACATATCATCGCCTAGTTTAACCATGTCCCTTCTAATGCTTAGAAGCTTAACAACTTCAGTAGACTGCTTAAAAGCGTCTTCTGACATGGTTTGAGAGAGATTATCTAAGCCAGACAGATAGTCTGACGTAGTCATGTTATCTTTAAAGGATAAGTTTAAAGAATTTAAGTGATGAAGTAAAAGTGAATAGTCTACTTTTTTATCGTCTTCTATTAACGAATTAATCTTTAAATAAATAGTCTTATGTGCAATAGACCCTTTTGAATAAAAATCTTTTTCGTTTATGTAATGGCTTATTTCAGTAGCGAAGAAATCTGGAAAAGCCACCATTCCAGCAAGAACTCTTCTTTCTTGATCAAGGTCGTATAATCTCATTATCACACATATTAACACATAAAGTGAAATATGTCAAGTAAAACTTACCCCATAAAGTCTAAGCTATCGTTCTCTTGCTGCTCCATCAAATACTCTTCCATTGCTTTTCTAACACCAAGCTCTACTACTGGAGAAGCTGACTTACAGTATACAAACGGACGACCATCTTGACCTACGCAAGCGAGCAAAAACCCCCTACTACCTTCAGACTCACCCGTAAGTTCGAATAATTCATCTAATAAGCTTTCAGGAATATGAAATGTTTCTAAGTTTTCTGGATCAATATCTTTCATTACTTTATATTACACATATTATAATACTAACCCCATTTTTTCAAAAAAAGATTCCGTTAATTCTTCTTCTTTATATACTTCTATAAGTTGTATATCATTAATTTCACAAAATTTTAATTTTTGATTATCTCTGTCAAGTTGAGCTATATAATTGTTTTTATAATTTCCGTGAAAAAATTTAACATATTTAGTATGTTGGGCTCCCTGGACTTCTATTGCAACTTTTTTATTTGCATTAAAAAAATCTAAAGACATTTTAGTTCCAACAACTGGAAACTCTTCAAAAACAACGTGTCTAGACCAATATGGTTCTAAAAATTTTTTAACATTAAATTGAAATTTACTTCTGCTGGATTTATCCCAATCTATGAGATGATCTTTTATTTTAGAAACTCTTCTTGTTGAACCTGATAAAGTTTTAAATTTCATAAGTGTTAGTTTATATTATCTCGAATGTGTTTAAGGAGATTGTAGTCTTGTAAGAATAAATTTTTGGATCTTAAAATAGCAGCCTCACGAGATTTATAATCTTTTTTAATTATTGATTTAATAGAATCTATCG